TTTGTAATTTTTTATAGTTATTTTTTTATACCAGTAAAGTAAACAATGGGTGTCATTCTCAACGAAACGATTACCCTCTCCAATGGTCTTACTGTTACGAACCCCTACGCTTCCGTGGGTGAGAATGACATTAGGGTGGAGAAGCGGGTAGAGGAGGAACGGAACCGTGATCCCGAAACGGATGTGGAAACAGTTACAACCACAACAAAGTATATCCTCTCGGGTCGCTTCACCATGTGGGTAAGCCAGGCGCTACGTGCGAGTGGATCTAGGGATATTGGTGGTTTTGGTGTCAGTGTCGAATCTGAAACACCCCTCACAGGAAACGTCTATGATCTCCTTTACAATAAACTTAAAACTATGAAGACATGCACTGATGCGATCTAAGTCCCCTGTCCCAATCAACGCAGTTGATTGTTCCCCACCCTTCTTACAAATTGTGTCCCAGTTTGTAAGTCGCCATCCCGAGTGGCGAAGCCACTCGTATCAAACAAAGTCCTTCGGACTTTTTTTTAGTTTAAAAATAAACTCTCACTATAATATAAAATGTCTGGTGGTATCGCCCAACTCGTCGCCGTCGGAGCTCAGGATGTGCACCTCGTTGGTGACCCCCAAGTCAGCTTTTTCCGTTCTACCTACAAGCGTCATACGAACTTCTCCCAAACTGTCGAGCGTCAGGTCATTCAGGGCAACGTCTCCAACAATGGCATGTCCACCATCCGCTTCGAGCGCAAGGGTGACATGCTCAACTATGTCTACCTCATGCCCATCGCGGGTGATGGTCTCTCGGCCAACTCTTTCACAGACAACTGGACTGATGTGATCTCCAAGGTTGAGCTCCTCATCGGTGGTCAGGTGATTGATGAGCAGGACTCGACCTACTCGACCCTGATCGCCCCCACCCTTTCGGCTTTCTCTTCCGCCAAGTCGGTGTCCGCCAGCCTCTACGATGGCACCAGCACCGCCAAGTTCTACCCTCTCCGCTTCTCCTTCTGTGAGAACTGGCAGTCGGCTCTCCCTCTCATCTCCCTTCAGTACCACGATGTCGAGCTTCGTGTGACTTGGGGTTCCGAGGCTGCCGCGAGCAAGTGGGAGGTCTACGCCAACTACGCGTACCTCGATACTCAAGAGCGTGAGGTGTTCGCTTCCCAGCCCCAGAACATGATCATGACCCAGGTCCAGAAGGCGATCTCTTCCAACTCCAAGATCCAGGAGCTCAATTTCAATCACCCAGTCAAGTACATCGCCGCTGGTGATGCTTCGGCGGTCACCATGGTCAGCACCGCGGGTAACAAGCTCAAGCTCCAGATCAACGGTACCGACGTGGCTGACTACAAGTTTGCTGATCCCAACTTCACCACCGTACCCCTCTACTATCACACCTCCCACGGCACCGCCACCCCTGGCACCAAGCTCTTCTTCTACCCTTTCTGCCTCGATGCCGGTAAGCTCCAGCCCACCGGTTCTCTCAACTTCTCGCGCCTTGATTCCGCGCGCATCATTAACGACACTGCCAATTGTGATAAGGATATCTACGCGGTGAACTACAACGTCCTCCGTATCGAGAATGGCATGGGTGGTCTTTTATATTCTAACTAATTACTATATGTGGAAACTCATTTTCCTTCTCGCCATCGTTTTTGTATTGACGTACAATCCTAAATCCAGGACACTCGAAAAGTTTGTTGGTCAGCCCACGCCACCAACACAAAAGTCTTGTGAAAATACGCATTACGAAGCCGTTCAATTTGCTCAGACACCATACGAGTGTCCCACCCCAGGTAAATCTAAAATGGGTGTACTTACTTAAAAGGGAAAGTAGTGTGTAACCTATAAATGATTCAGATGAACCGTGAAAACCTCATGATGCTTGCGACGGCTGTATGTCTCATTGGTATCATTTTCGTGTTCAAGGAACTCAACAAGACAAAGGAAGAGATGAATGGGTTCAGGACATTTTCGGAGCAGTTGGTTCAGCACATGAACAGCCCCGAAATTGAAGAGGAGGGAGATGAGATTGAGACGAATCTGGAGAAAATCGAAGAAAAGAAGGAGGAATAAACATATCGGTATATTGTAACTTGCGAATGCGCAATGAAAAAGTACAAAGCTATCGCAGTACCGGTTAGTTTCGCTACAGGGAAACCTAAATTCCTCACAGTGAGAGACCGCCGATTTAAGGATTGGATTTTTGTCACAGGTGGTTGTAGACGACGTGAAATTTTCAATCCACTTCGATGTGCTCTCAGGGAACTTGAAGAGGAGACGAGAGGTGTAGTATCCTTAAAAAGTGGTGAATATACCGAATTCAAGTTTGTAGTCAAAGAGAGTCCAGGGGTAGATCTCGAATATAATGTCTTTATATTCTTCGTGGATTATTCACTCGCAGAACAACAATCTCAAGTGAAGAAGTTCTATGATGAGAAGCAAAAGACAAATCTAAAAAAGTTGTTGAATCAACCCATAAAGAAAACATACGACGAAAATGATTTTATGAATTACGAAACCCTTGAAGAGTTTAATACAAGGAAAAGATGGAAACTTATTGTGGATAATGTGATTAAGAATCCACAATTTTACGCGTGTATAAGTTCTCACAATAGAAAAACCTTCTCTATTAAATAATGAAGTCCAAGGCTTACATTTTAATGCAGATTGAAGAATTATTGGAAAAGAACCGTGGTCTCTGTGAAGAAGAAATCGAAGAGTGGAAAGAAACGAATAAAGATAAGACAGTCTACGAACTGCTCACCTTTAAGAAACAGTTGTCTCAGGGAAAAGAATTTTCAGATGTTTCTTGCATGAGATGGTTTAGAGAATAACGGTGTACTTCAAGTATGTTTAAGGCTTGGTGTGCATCTCAAAAATTTAACAATGCAACCAATCTATCACATGTGCTCATGGACGGTGGTGTCCTTTCTGTGCCATTTGATAAATTGAATGTCTTTTATGAACAGTATGTAGATGCTGTAAAGCGGGGTGAAAGACTTTACGTCGTCGAACAGAAGAGTGACACGTATAACTTTTTTGTGGACATCGACTACAAGGATGAAAAACCCCTTGAAGTCGATGAAATTCGGAGTATTTGTAAAGTGATTTGTGACAAAGTGAAACGACATGGTGGAAAAGAGTGTCTCATTTCGATATCACCACCGAAAGAATCTGGTACACTCGTAAAGACTGGTGTACATCTGAATTGGCCAGGTTTCGTAGTTGATCAGGTTTCAGCCTTGGCTCTCCGAGATCATATCCTTTTGGCTCTCTCTACCTTGAATAGTGGTACCGATTGGAACGAAATCATAGATCTAGCTGTTTATGGAAGCGCCAGTCGGAAGACGAAAGGAAGTGGATTTAGAATGCCCTGGTCCTACAAGAGAGCTAAACATAACCCTTGTGGTGGGCAGGGTTGTGAAAAGTGTGAAAAGGGGAGGGTGGACCAATTGGCGTATCTTCCGATATTTCGATATGTTGACGGCCCTCTCAGTACAATTATTCAAATCGATCAAACCCCAAGTGTTGAGATTCTTAAAATGTCAGCGGTTCGTACGGATAAACCCCAAACGACACACGTAGAACCTCCATCAGTCGTGGTAAAAGAGGGTACATTTTCGAACGAACAAACGAAGGATGAACTCCATGATGAAGAAACGAAAGGACTTATACAAGAATATGTTCGCAAACATTTGGAAGGTCAACAAAATTCGTACATCACCAAACTCTTCAAACATAAACAAACCTTCCTTGCCTCGACAAACTCAAAATATTGTGAAAACCTGAAGCGTGAACATGGATCCAATCATGTATGGTTTATCATCAGTGGAAATGAAATTATCCAGAAATGTTTTTGTAGGTGTGAGACACTTTGGGGAAGACGAGATGGGTTCTGCAAAGACTTTTGTGGGCGTAGACACCTTCTCACTCCAAACATTACTGACCGCCTGTATCCCAAAAAAGAACAAATGAAGTACTGCCCAGAAATCAAGAAACGTATTGAAAAGCCTGCGATCGGTTATGGTAGTATCAAGAAACCCCTAGAAATGTTCATAACGAAAAATATGAAAGCCCCAGAAGGAACACAAGTCGTTAAGATTGAAAAAAATAAGACACACTTCATAGCTCTCACAAGCTCAAAATACTGTGAAACGATTCGGGGTGTACACGAAGATGTTTCGATGTCGTA